CTCTTTGAGTTTTTTGCTTTAAAGTTTTAATTCCTAACGGGTCTCTTCCTAAATGGTGGTCATCTTTACCATATCTAACAACATCCTTCGGTCTACCAACTTTTCCCTCTTCCTCTAATTCTTCTTTTATTTTTTGGATTTCTTCTTCCACATTAGTTGGTTCTCCAGCTCCGGTCTCTTTTGCCGGGTCAACTCCTTGCGTTTCAATTGAAGTTAAACGGAATGTTTGTTTAGTATCCTCAATAACATCTACTGTTAATTCATCTTGCTCTTCAGGTGTCATATCCATAATAGCATCATACATCCATTTTTTAGAGAACATTTTAGTTTGTTGCATTTGTTGAATTAATGCTATTTTAGATGTATATAATTCAACTTTCTCTTGCTCATAGATTTTAGATGGTATTGTTAATTCTAATTGGAAATCCAATTCATCCTCACTATCTAATCCTTGTGCATATAAGTGAACAATTGCTATCTTAGTTAATTCCGATACTAATACTTTCTGAATTCTTTCTATTGTTTTTGCAAAACGAATATCCTGTGCCGCCAATGTAGCCTTTCCACTAACATCTTCTTCGTATCCTAAAAATGCTTTTGGTATTTTCAATGCTGCCATCATTTTACCCTTTAAGTAATTGATGTCATCAATCATATTATACTCTAATCCTTTTAGGGTATCAATTGAAGTACCATTATCACTACCACGAACTGGCATATAATAATCTTCAATTAGATTTTGAATATTGTATTTTAAGTTATATTCACCCGTAGCTTGGTCTAAGAAAGGAACTTTTTTAGATGAATTGATAATTTTTTGCATGTAGTTATCAACTTCAGTTGGTGGAATATTACCAACATCTACTTTAAAGATTCTTTTTTCAGGTGCTCTCATAATACGATGGATTAACATCGCATCTTCCATCAAAGTTAATTGCTTCCAAACTCGTCTACCACCTTCAAGCATTGATTTACCATATGGTAAGAAATTTGAATCTGAATACAAACGGAAGTGAGCTATTTCATAATTTTCAAATTCTCTTTTAGAACTAGCGGTTACTACTGCACTATTTGGATTCTGATATGGCGCATATACGAATTTAACTCTTTGAGGATTTTGTGCATCAAATGCTTCAACTCTGGAAGTTTCATATACCGATAAAGGTTGTACGCCCACAATACCCAATTCTTCAGCTATTTCTAAATTTAAAAAGAAATCTCCATATTTTACTAAATTTCTGGACCAAGGCCATAAATTAAATTCAATATTTAAAATATCATAAAAAAGATTTCTAAGAATCTCTTTTGTATTTTCGTTTGCGCAATTTATTTTAAGTACATCTCCTAATTCATTCTTTACAGTGGCTTCATCTGCGTAAATATCTAATGCTGATGATAAAATTGGGTCATTATCCATTCCATCGTAATCTCTAAACAAATCAATTCTAACTTGCTGATAAGCCATTGCCGATTCTATCAAACCACCACTATATTGTGGAGTTTTCATACGAGTGTATCTATCTATTAGATTCGTTGTTAATCCTTGATATTCATCGGTATCGATTACTTTGATACCTTGTTTCGTTTTACGAACTATTGTATTAGTTGAAAATAATTTTTGTAACCTACCGAAAAATGATTTATCTGCTGCCATTTATATTTTATATTTTAATTCAAAGATATGGAAATTATTTGATATTAACAAATTAATTACCATTTTCTACAAGACCAGTAATTTGCTTTGTGTCTTGGTCCTGGGTTATCGCAATTCATTCTTGCTCTAAATGATTTTCTAGCAGCCGGATTTGATTTTCTAATTTTCATTCCCTTTTGGCCAAAGTTTACTTTAACAACATTGCCCGCAGGATTCTTTACATATACTTTGAACTTTTTAACATCACCTTGCATTGGTTTACCCAATTGAACATTTCTACCTTGATATTCTGCTTCATAAACACAATTACAATTTGCTTCAGCTAAAGTGTTCTTATATGCTTTTAAAAATTCAATAAAATCTTCAATTTCTTCTGGCTCTACATCTAATTCTTCATAATCATCCCCAACTTCTTCGCTTATCGGAACACAATTAGGAACTTCTTTGCCATCTTTTTTCTTAGTACCCACCATTTCGTATCCTTTCCAACAAGGATTTTCCATTTCTTTTAATGGGATTAGGTTTATTAGTTTCATATTATAATAGTTTCAACATATAAATATATAAAAATTACTTTAGCAACCAAGTTAAGTTTTCAACTTCACCTTTACCCAATTGCATTTCATATGGATTTTTCTGATTTTGCCAATTTGCAGCATAAACGCCTGTATCATTTTGTATAGTAGTTGAACTTAACATACTCTTAGTTAAATCGATACCTTCTTGTCTTAATCTTAATGCCGTATTACGAACCCATAGTCCAATTCCTAATGCCATTGTTAAGTCATCATTGTATCCCTTCATTGCTTCAGCTCTACCACCATTCCATATAAAGGTAAACAACTCATCTATCAATCTATTAGAACGAATTAGGATATCTTTATCCTTCATATAGTTATCCAATGCAGAAATGATAAGAGGACGAGTTTTTGATGTTGTAGAGAAGCCAGCAACCATACTTCTTTCTTCTCTATAATATTTGTTACTCATTTGTCTTTCGGTGTCCACATATTGTAAATCGTTACTCATATAGAATAAATTAGGATACCCTCTATTGATTACTTGCTGAATTGCAGCCCAACCTACATTAGCATTTTCAATTACTAATAATGCGTTATTATATTCGGTTGCCAATGCTGTTAAAAAGTTACCAAAATCTTTTGTATCTATCTTTCCTCTATATTCTCCAACTTGCGATGAATCTTCTATATCAATTATTTGACACGTAGAATAATCCGAACCATCTCCTCTCGCCACGTCGGCAGATATCATATATTGTCTATTGTAATTTGGATGTTCCCATATCCAAAGATTTCCATCGAAACCTCTTTTTTCAACGGGCTCCATTACATATGTTTCCTTATACCAAGTTAATAAAGCCGGGTCGATTACGGTATCACCCGAACCAATAAAGTCACAATCACATTCTTGCGATGCTCCTTTTGCTCCTAAAATACGAGTTTGTTCATCTCTCCATGCTTGGTTTCTTTCAGGGTGAACAGTCCAATGTAAATTAATACAATTGAATCCATTTTGTCCAGCTTCACCTGCTACCCAAGTTTTATGGAAGAAGTTACCCACACCATTTGGTGTAGAAAGGATAATAGCAGAACCACCCGTTGATAGAGTTGATTGTGCTGATAACCAAATATCATCGATATCTCTAATGAATGCTGCCTCATCCACAACTAATAGTGATAAGGCTTCCGAACGTCCTGCATCTGGAGAAGATGCGATTGCTTTTACTTGTGAACCATTTTTTAATTTAAGTGATAGTTTGTTATCTTCGGATGCTGCCGTAGAACCATCTCTTAACCAAATAGGAAGCAAATCGTGCATAACCCTTACCTTCTCTACTAAGTTTTTTGCAACAGTTACTTTTGTTGCAATAACCAATGCATTGAAGTCTTGGTTGAATATCATCTTCCAAAGAATAAAGCCCGCCGATAGGGTTGATAAACCTAATTGGCGGGATTTAAGAATAATGTTGAATCTATTATCTTTGAAATCATCTAAACAATTTTCCTGAAATGGGTACAGATGAAATGGGATTTTACCACGTGTCGGATGTTGAATGACACAATACTTTTTCATAAAGTATATTGGGTCTATCGCACACTTCTTATACTCATCGGAGATGATTTCTTTTAGTGTCTTTTTAGGTTGCCCTTGTACACTCATTATTTTTTAACTTTTATTTTCCAATAAGTACCAAATCCTACATATGGTGAAAATGAACCAGTCGTTCCATCGGTAGTTCTATTATTTACTCCTAATGTAAATTGATATATTTTATCTTTCTTAGTTTTTAAAATTAATCCCGCACCTACTGCAGAAACTAAATCAGCTTTATTGAATCCACCATTTAAACCATAATATAGTTGTGTTTTTGCTGGTTCTTTAACAATCATAGTTTCTTTGATAGTTCTTTGCTTAACACTTGCGTTGAAAGTTCTACCCAATATTTTGTTTTGTGAGATTGTATCAGTTACAGCCACAGTTCCTAATGAATCAGGCAATACTAACACATCCTTATATAATACTTTTGAATAATAATCTTTTAACAATGCCGCTGTATCAATTACCGTTGGAATGATTACTTCTTTTTCAACAATTGTTTCGTGGTAGATATCTTCACCTTTTTTAGTTACTACTTTTGTTTTGATAACTTCTAAAGTATCAATATCATGTTTGATGATTTCATATTTTTTACCATCAATTCTAATAGTTCTTCCGCCCGGCATTACTCCGCCTGGGTTGAACCATTGTAATAACACATAAATAATCAATGCTGCAATAGCAATGTTTTTAAAATTCAATAATTTTTTCATAATTTTTAATTTTTTATAAGCTCTGAATGGTTTAATTCTCGTAACTTATCTTCTAATGCTGCTTTCCTCTCCAACAGAGCTTCAATTGCTTCGGTAGCGCCATTAATATCATTTTGTAAATCTTCTTTTACTTTGTCAACATCAATATCATAATGCCACTTTTGAATAGTGCCATCTTCATTAATAAATTCCATCGTTTGTGATACTCCTCTCAATCCTTCTTCAAATTGAGCTTTCAAATCAATAACATATGATAATTGATTATTAGTTATTTTATAATCTTCGTAAAATGGATATGTCCCATCATCTTTTAATGTTTGTTCAAACTTTCTCAAACAACTTACACACATTCCTGTTTTACGAATTAGTTTCTTATCTGCATTACTATATTTTATAGTATCACATTCTTCAGATTGACAATTATTTAATTTATCTAAATATTGTCTAACTTCATCCATTTGGGAAACTGTTATTTTGTAACCTTCTTTTTGTTCCCATTCTTTGCCATCAGCATCTACCCACGTTTCGCCAACTTCTCTCGTTTTTTCTGCTTCCTTTTCGTAACCAAAAGTCGTTTGATTATCATCAGTTCTACCAAATACGGTATCTATAATTAGTTTACGAGTTGGATGAATGTGATTATTTTTTTCTTCAAAGCTTTTTCTCTTTGCCATATTTTATTTTATTTATAACCTTTTATATATACATATATATATAATTTATCTCCCAAACTTAAAAATTCCTAAAATTTGATTTAAAGGAGCAAATGTTCCTGTTAATTTATATGTGTTCCCTTTATAGAAAAATACTAATCCTTCATTTGGAACTAATTTTTCAAATCCACCAATAGCATTTAATCTAGCCAATTCCTTTTCTAATCGTTTTATTTGAGCTACACTACCACCACTTTTAATATCTGATATAGATGATTCTAATGATGCTTTAATAGATTGTAATGCCTTATCAGGTTGAGCAGTTAATACTGAACTCATAAATGATAATACTTCGGCTCCAACGCCTAAAAAGATATCTTCGAATTTACGAATATTACCTTTCATTATTTTATCTTTAGCATCCTTATCTACACCATCTGCCCATTTCTTAGCATCTTCATCAATTATTGATTTAATACCAAATGATTTATTATCAAATGCCCATCTTCTCGCTAAACCTTCTTTTTCTAATTTTGTTAAATTCTTTTTAGAATTATTAACAAATTTCATCCACCAAGCAAAGTGATATTCAGCTATACCATCTTTATCTCCTAATCCAAACTCACTTTGTAGTTTAGATAACATTCCATTAAATTTACCTTTTTGAGAACTTAGTTTTTCATCCTTTGGAAGTTTTGTAATCGGAGGTCCTTGTAATGTATATTGAGATTGTACGTGTGCATTTATTTGCTTAATCATAGATGCTAATTTACTTTCTGCACCTTTTACACTACCAACCGCATTTCCCTTTTCATCATATTCAACTACGTTATGGAATACTAACAAAGATTGTCCGTAAGGAATTACATTTGCATTTTGTGGATAGATTACCTCTAAGTTACAAAACGCTGAACCATCTTTGAATATACTCTGTCTTTCCTTCTCTCCCAACCCACTAATAGCCGCAGATAAATCTCTCATTGCAAAATTATATGCATCACTCAGCGCACCTCTTCCTCCAAATTTTGATGCTAACGCACTCATATCTAAAGCGCTTGCTCCAGCATTTGCTAAGTGTCCTTTGTTACGAGCGGCAATTAATCTACCATTTTTCCAACTGATTGCTAATGCCTGTCCATCGGTTTTTTCTCTAACTACTCCCAACTTACCATCTAATGCATTATTAACAATTTTTTTTAAATCACCAAATGTAAGATTCATTGAGATATCGAATGGATGATTCATATGTCCATATGCACCACCTTCGGTAATCAAATCTTTTGATTCGTTTATTGATTCGTAAATATGTCCGTTAAGTTTGCCAAAATCTCTTAAAAGAATTCCGGCAGCTGCATTTGCTTCGTTTTCAACATCGGAGCCAGTTGCTCCATCTTCAGGTCCACCAATATATCCATCTTGTCTTTGTTTAAGATGAACCAATTCATGTGCCAATGTTCTTAGGATATCGGGAGTACTTCGATTGGTAACATATATAAATATATCGTTATTAACCGGGTCAAATCCGCCATATGATTTAAATGTTGTAGCAAATTCACCATCTTTTACCAATTTAATATTAAATGGTAAACCAATTAAACGTAATCTATCTTTTGCAAATTTTATAAATTCGCCTATAATTCTGCCTTTAGTTTTTTTTTCAGGGGTAGCTGGAACTTCTTCTTTTAATAATCCCAATTTAACAGACATATCAGTTATTTCTTCATAATCTGTATCTCTTAAATCTCTTTCAACTTGTCTCCTATTGGCATTTGGATTTGCAGATACGGCTACTCCAATTTTCTTTCTACCATATGCACCGGCTTTATCCCACATTTTCATAATTGCTTTAAAATGCCAATCACCAACTCCTACTTCATTAAACGCAGATGGTGCTTTTATTTTTACCCAACCACCATGTCTGAATACTCTAGCTGGTATTGGTAAGGTAGAACCTATTGGTAATTTACTCTGATACTTCTTATCTACACCAACTACTTTTGTAATAAAGTTTCTATCTTTATTATCAACGCCAATTAATTCAACTTCTACTTCAACCGGCTGTCCGCCTATTTTCATTTTACCTTTGAAAAATCCTTTTTGGATTTCATTGATATTTTCATCTTGTTTGAAAACGTTTTGACCTTTATCTCCTAATCTAAATGTAGTTGCCACTTTACCATTTATTGTTGGCATTCCGTGGTCATCTTTTCCGAAATCTTTAACAACAACCTTTTTGTTCTTAAATTTTCCCATTAAGACGGTATCGCCTTTATCTACATCTACATTGATATCTTCTTTAACTAAATCTCCAAAGTTTTTACCTTGCTTATATGATTTAATTGATTCCAATAATTGCTCATCTGACATTTCAAATGTTTCCATTTTTTCTGCCATCTTATTTACTATATTCTGAATATATTTTTCAGAATTCATTTCTTCTTCTTCGCTAATTAGGGAACGTATTTCTAATAATCCCATAGTTACCCCCGCTAATCCTGCTCCACCAACTGCGGCTTGTGTACCACCAATACCCATTGATTCTAATGCAACGTGTTTGATAGCATCTTTACCTAAGTGTGCGGCAAAACCACCTACTCCGTGAGTAAATGCGCCGACTACTCCACTTACCGTTGCCGATGCTGCTCCACCTAATCCACTACCAGCGGCTAATGCTTTTGCTCCTGCGGCCAGTCCACCTCCCAATGCAACACTACCAACTAAAAGAGCCATATCTTTATAAAAATGCTTAATATGATGAACTTGCTCTTTTCTTTTTTCATCGGAGTATTCCCATTCGCCGGTTTCTTTATTTTTGGTAGAACCAATCTTTTGCCCACTAGCCAATGCTTTGTGCCCTTCCCAAGCACCTTTTATCATTTCTCCTTTATGTTGTAAAACGTGTCCAATAGCTTTAACAACTTTGGTATCTGCAACTTTCTTTATACCATCCTTTAAAGAATTCATAAACTTAGAACCAGATTTATGTTCTCCGTTTTGAATGAACTCTTGCTCATCTTTATTTAAACTCTTAACTTCATTATCTAATGCAATTTTTAACTCTTCGGCTTTTCTTTCTTTTGCAACATTATCTTCGGCTGAAGATTTTAATTCTGCTCCTTTTAATTTTTGAGGATTTGGTGCTTCTGGCGATTCCGTATCTCCACTCTTTGCTTTATCAGCTTTACCTTGCGCCGTTTGGTCTTTCTTAACAGGCTGACCAGGTTCAGCAGGTTTTGCTGCTTGAGTTGCCGCTTTACCCTTTGGTTCGTTAGCGGGTGCATCATCTGGTCCAACTAATTTATTTGCTTGAATGTGTGCTTCGTGGTCTTTTGGTAATCGTAGTGCTCCCCTAACGGTAATCTTTTTCTTTTTACCATCAGCTGCAGTATAATCGATTTCCTTATCCATAATGGGATTTGGCTCTTCTTCTAAGAAGTATTCATCTATAAAACTATCAGCTTCAAATACTAATTTTGCGATTTGTTCAGCGATTGGGTCATATACATAAGAATCATCGGTAGTTGCTACTGAACGGATATCATCGTTTTTCTTTTGTATTTTTTTAACATCTTCTTTAGATGGATACCCTTTTATAAGTTCCTCTTTAATCAGTTTGTTGGTTATCATTTTAAAAATTTCTTTATCGAATTTTGGATATGCTTTTAGGAATAATTTTTCAGCATTATCCGAACTTAACCATTTTCTTACATCAGTTCCACTAATTGGATTTGATTCAGATGGTATAATATAAGTATAACCAATTTCATCGTAACCATATCCAGATTTACCATTATATGGTTTAAAGTATTTACCTGCTAATCTACTAGCATCTTTATCACCAACGGCTGCAATATATGCGGTTGTTTTACCATCGAATTTTGAAAGTATTTCTTTTGGAGCATATGGATTTGATACTTGTACTATTTTGCTTGGAGCGATTCCAAACATTTTACCCATTATTACAACCTTTTCTTTAAAGTTAAATGGAGATTTACCACCATCGCTTTTATCCGATGTACCAATATAAACATTATTAGCGCCAAATTTTGACACTAATTTTTGATATGCAGCGTAATGACCTTTATGAAAAGGTTGAAAACGGCCTGAATATACTACTATCGTTTTTTTAATTACCGGTTTATCCACTATCCCTATTTTTATGTATAAATATCTTTTTATTAAAGATTAGAAACTTTTGTAGATAAATGGGTCTCTTTTTTTAAGTTCTTCTAATTTTTTCTTAAATCTTTTTTTTCTTTTTCGTTCTTCGTATAACTTTACAAAGAAGGAAATTATTGGCCAGTTTTTCATAATAATTGTTTTAATTTTATTTTTGCTTCATCTAATCCCATTGCTTTATCATCTATAAGTAAATCATAGTGTATTTTACCCATATATAGTCCATTATGCTTTACACCCCATTTTTCTAAACTATTCAATGTTATATCGTATAACTTTGCGTAGATTTCTTTAACATCACCATTCAATGTATGCATACCTCTTGCTGTATAAATATATATTGTGTACCCTTTATCGTATAAAGAGTTTGATAAATCTATCATTTCTTGTATTGGTTCACAATAATTGTATTTATCTATCCCTAATGATTCCTTTTCTTTTGGACGAAAACATAATGTATCATCCAAATCAAATGCTAATATTTTTGTATTATTCATTATGGTAAACTATTTAATTTGGTTTGTATTTTTTCTTTTATAATTGAATCAATCTTTGGTAATTCGTATAAATCATAACAATAATGCCCACATACTTGTATCAACTTATGTTTATCATTTATATCAAAATCACTCTTAACCCATTTTTCCCACTTTTTGGAATCAAAACATATTTGATAAAATTCATCAATTTGAGTTTCATCCATATGTTCTAAATAAGTCAATGTTTGTATTTGTGCAATTTCAGGTCCTATATTTAAGCTATCAACGCCATTATCAAATCTGATTTCTAATTCTTCATTAGTTAAATAATCACCATTATGCTCTTTAGTTTTTTTATCAAAGCGTTTACAAATATCAACCATATATTTTAATCTTTGTAAATTAAAATGACCTGAATTTTTCATATTAACTAAATCTAATCCAACACCCGATTGTATTACAACAAATTCTATATTAGAAAATATTTCTTCTTTTAAATTATCACTTAAAAATGTTAATATACTATTCAATTCAAAATCTTCGATGCGGATGATTGCTTCTTCCGTTAGGATTTCATATTTTAAATTAGGGTTTATATGATACAAATAATTCATAGTATCAACTGTTTGAGTTATACCTATACTTTTATCATTTACCGCAATTTTCCAAGGGTCTATATGAATTATATCAAAATATTTTGCATCATTAATATATGATAGAAATCCATCATCTTCAATTTTTCCTTGATTTGGGCCAGAATGGTCTCTTTCTAAAACAATATCGCTTTTGCTTCTGACATATTTATGAAACGTAGTAGTATCCCACGCATTTACATACCCCCCATCGAAATCAATTTGTCTTCGTGTTGGTAAAAGTCCAAATCTATCAGATTGTAATTCTAATACAGAATCTACAATTTGCTTAGACATTGGGCATATAAAGTATTTAGGTGTTTTCATAATCTATGCCTGTGTATATTTTGAATTGATGTTTAGCTTGTTCTCTATGTAACATAGTTCCACTTTCACTTTCAACTAAACAATCTATATAGGTATTAGTTGAATCGGTTACTATTGTAAGAGGAGTACAATTAAAAATAAATTTATTCTTTAACGTGTACAATGTATCCCAATTATCCCTAACAATATTTTCTACATTAAATCCCAATTCACTCGCAGCCACTTTAACTGATGCTGCTAATCCACCATTACCTAACACATATAAAGTATCAAATCCTTTGTTATAATGAGTTATGAGCTTTAAAGCAGCATAGTAATCGGTGTTGTACCCAATCATTGTGTCCGAATTCATTAAGACGGTATTTATATTACCCACCTTCTTAGCCGCATTATCTACTTCATCCATTAAACTAAATGCAGTAACTTTAAATGGCATTGATATTGCACAACCAGAAAATCCTAAGTATTGTGCAGATATAAGTGCCTTTGATATATTATTTACTGAAAATGATTTGTATACCGAATTTATACCATGTCTTTCAAATGCAGTATTAAAGAATTTACATCCCATACTACCAGCTCTTTCGCTTAAAGAACCATATATTTTAGTATCTCTATTTATTACAATCATATAGCATTTCTATTGATTTAAACCATAACATATTTCCGAATTTACCGTCATGTAATGGTGACATATTTAAAAATATAATGGCTGTTAGTAATTTAACTTTATTTAAATCGAATCCATTATTTATTATCCATTCTTCATATACATCTTTGAATTTTGTTAAATCCGTAGATACATCATAAGAATATGTTACAGAATAATCACCCTGAACAAATGCAATGTTATCCTCATTTTTCATTTTATCATATGGAATAATACATCCACCATACATCTTTGCCAAGTCATAATATATATCACCGCCCGATGTATATCCACCAAATGATTCTCTCCAATCGATATATGTAAATTTTCTTTGTCCTAAATTATATACAATATTATCAAATTGTAAATCACCGTGAAATACTGTATAGAATGGATTTCCATAAAATTGCTTAAAATCTATTTTAGAAAATATAGATTCCATAGATGGATAATCTTTACCATTTATGTTATGCTTTGCTAAGTAATAACTTATATTTGTTTTATCTATAAATAATTTTAAACGTTCATTTGTTTTATCTATATAGAATTTCTTAATGTGCTCTACCGAATTTGGTATTTGTGTTGATATATTGGATTTAAGTTCTTCTAAAAATTTAACATATACTTCAAACATATCAATTTCATATAAGGTACTACCTTCTTGCCATTTGTATGATATAAAGTTATTAGTATATTTAAAGTTATCAGGTATTTTACCTCCTAATTCTTTAGCTCTAATAATTCGGTTATCTAATACTGATTTATTTGGAGTAAATTTTATAAATGTATTACCTTCCTTATATGTTATTTCTGAATTATCTTTTTGTAAGGAAAGTGGTTTATCATTTAGGTATTCTTTAGTTTTATTTAAATCATCCAAATTACCGGTATCCAACCATTTCAATTTTTTTGCTTTAAAGGTAGGATAGTTCGATGGAATATTAAATGCTGATACTATTTCACCATCTATGATATTATCCTCTAATTGCTCCCAAAACACCCCATAATCCCATATTCCAGCCAATCCTATAAATGCCATATCATATCCATTCTCATTTTTATTAGAATAACCAATGATATCATTTCCACTTAATTGTACAGTTGAATATTTTTCAGGGTATGATGTGGGTTGTATGCCTAACCAATTACCATCTAAGTGCGGCATTGGTGAATCTATTAAACAATCGCAAGTTGCTATATAAAATGGTCTTTGTAAATAAGATTTACATTGTAATGCCGAATAGCCTGGACCAGAAGCGTATCCATCTACGTTATCAATTTCTACGAAAGTTAATTTATGTGTAGGAAATGCCAATTCACAATATTCTCTAACAGAATCTCCCTTATAACCAATTGCTATAATAAATTCATATTCTTTTGGGAACTTATCAATTATATGTGAAATAATTGCACGATTGTTAATTGGTAATAAAGCCTTATTAATTTCTTTGGTTAAGTTTCCCAATCGAGTTCCTAATCCAGCTGCTAATATTAATACGGCAGGTGTTTGGTGTTCACCTTCTATCTTACCATTTGCTCTAGCAAATTCATCATCGATACGGATTACATCATCCACTTCCGGAGTCGATACTTCTTGTAAGATAATATCAGTTAACGCAATGACTCTATGTTTTTTAGGTGGTGTAACATTGAAGTATTCACCTGCTTTCATAATTTTCTTTTCAACTACACCCTCATCATTTTCTAACCAAATTTCGGCTTCTCCTGATATAATGAAGTTCGTTTCTCTTTTTAAATTATGATATTGATATGAGGTTTTGTAACCTGCATTGATGTATATTCGTTTATAACAATATGCATCGTTTAATTCTAACCACTCTTCCTTTCCCCAAGGCTTTATTATTGTTTTCATATTTGTAACCTATTTAGTATAATTATAAGAAATTTTTTATTCCCAACCACCTACTCTCATAATCTTCAACATTTCTACATTCTCCATTTAAGTCATTCCATCTATATGGTGTCCCTTGATTACCACTAAATAATCCTCTATACGTTATATTATTTTTAGTTAAAAACTTAGCCATTTCTATTTGCCAATCCGATTCATTGTTTAGTAATCTTTCAAAATAATAATTTACAGCTATATCAAATATATTCGTTTTTGCAATCCAAAAAACATCTTCAAATTTATTATGAATTATAGAATTTGCGAAATCTAAAGTGTATATTGTATTTTCATAATTCGATTTTAATATTGATTCCAATTCATCCCCCAATCGATATGATGGATTATAAATAAAATCAGGTCTTATTTTTATAGTAAAATCATAATAATTGCCCGTTTCTTTTTTTAGCTTATTACATTCCATAATAGAATGAAACAATGGTTCTATTCGTATATTTTTATTTACCCATTCTTTATAATTTTCAACTATCATTTTTTTAGGTCGCCATATATCTGAAAACGCTTCGAACAAAGAATCCGGTTCGTCTGAAGGGATACCAGCTATACTTAAATCCGATGAAGTTTGTGTTATACTATCCCACGTATGAACAAACACATCACACTCATCAATCATATCACCTATAAAATTTAAAATGTTTTTAGATGTTAAAACTCCAGTTCTAATTTGACCACTAAAGCACAATGCTATTTTCATATTCACCAAATTACGATATTTTTTACAATTTTCCAAATATTTTAGACAAAAAAATACCCACCAAATTAGTGGGTAATTTTTTAAATAAATAAGTCTATTATATCATTGGAACATCTATTCCACAATGAGCTTTCACATCATCATTAAATTCAAATGGGTTCATTGGGAATTGGATACTAATTCCGTGGCTATTAGCCGGAGAATCATGGTAATCTCTAGCGTTAAATACAGTTGCTCTGCAATCAATATTATGAATTGTATCATCCACGTTATCATAAATAAATAATGATTTTTCAGGTGATACGATTAAGTGTAATTTATAAGTATTTTTAATATATTCATCGTAGTTATCACCTTGCTCAGCTTTAATAACTGCTTCAAAATCTAAATCTAATCCATTGTAAATTGGATTTGCTTCTTCTTCAGTTTCAACAATTTTAAATCCTTCTTTTTCAAGTAATAAATCGTGTATAGAACCATTTAATAATTCTTTATAATTCAATGGTAATGAATTTACTGCGGTAAGATTTTCTAATTTAGGTTGCCAGTCTTGGTGTAGTAATACAATATTTACATCGGCAGGAGAATATCTGATATTAAATGGTACACCTTCTTTACAGAATAATTTGATATATTCCATTGTTAATGGCAATGCTGCTTTTTGGCGTTCTTGAAATCCTTCATCGATATTCCAATCAAATCCATTGTACCCAACAAATACTTCAGCTTCTTCAGTATCTTGTTTCACTCTATAAGCTTCCATTTCTTCCAATGCAGCTTGTAATTTGGTTTCATCTATAAACTTTTCTAAAGAAATAAATGGAACTTTTTTTCCATCTTCGATTAATCCTATCATAATATTAGTTTTTTGTGGCTGAACATATGTTCTACAATAAATATAAATTTATTTATAAATCGTATATTTATTTAAAAGTTTATACAATGAGTTACAATAAATGGGATGAGTTCGTAGTAACGCCATCTAAAAAATTTGGATTTGAAGTTCCATCATATCAGCCATCTGTATTTAGAGAATATAGAGGTGAGATATTTACAACATTTCATTCAGAAGAACATCCGGCAATGAATCAAATTCACTATGATAAAGAAGAACTTTCTATTCATAGTAGATTTTCACGTTCATACAAAGGCGTATTAAGAGGATTGCATGGTGATGATAAGACTTGGAAGTTAGTACAAGCGGTGGTTGGTGATATTTATTTGGTAGTATTAGATGTAAGAGAAGCCAGTCCTACTTTTGGAGATTGGGAAGCATTCATCATATCCGAACGAACTCGCAACCAAGTATTAGTTCCCCCAGGATTTGTAAATGGACACTACGCATTAACCGATTGTATGTTTCATTATACAATGATATACAATGGTAAATATGTTGATTCACCTGAACATAAAGTTGTTAAATGGAATGACCCGGAATATCAAATTGAATGGCCTAGTTCCAATCCAATACTCCAAACGAAAGACAAATGATGCATTATTTAAAAACACATCCAATTGTAAGAGAAGCTCAATATACAAAGGATGATTTGATAAAATTTGAAAGATTAATAGCAGACCATTGGGAAGCCGGTAGAATACAGGGGCCAGTACATCTTAGTGGTGGTAATGAAAATGAATTAATTGAAATTGGAAAAAGAATTAAACCAAATGATTGGGTTTTTTCAACTTGGCGTTCTCACTATCATGCATTGATTAAAGGTATAGACCCACAATGGTTGGAAAATGAAATATTAGAAGGAAGGTCTATTACAATTGTAAATAAGGAACAAAAATTCTATTCATCTGCAATAGTTGGTGCAATTATACCAATTGCAATTGGAGTTGCTATGGTTAATAAGTTGGAAAATAAAAATGATAAAGTTTGGTGCTTTATAGGTGATATGGCATTTGAAACGGGTGGATTTTATGAAATGCATAAATACGCTCAACGTTATAGTTTACCAATTCAATTTGTTGTAGAAGATAATGGAGTTTCAACTAATACCCCAACAGATGAAACTTGGAATGGAGTAAAACGGGATATCCCAACCGATGTAATTTGGTATTCATATGAAAAACAGTGGCCGCACTACGGAACAGGAAAATGGGTAGTGTTTTAATTACAGGTATAGCAGGAATGGTTGGTTCTCATTTAGCCGATTTTCTATTAGAAAATACGGATTGGGAAATCTATGGATTTTGCCGATGGAATGATAACTTAGAAAACATAGAACATCTATCTGATAGAATTAATAAAAAGGATAGAATTCAATTGATATATGGTGATTTGAATGATTTAGCATCTATGATTAATGCTGTGAATATTTCAAAACCAAACTATGTATTTCATTTAGCTGCACAATCTTATCCACAAACTAGCTTCACAGCTCCAAACGAAACATTGAATACTAATATATTAGGTACAACTAATTTATTAGAAGCATTAAAGAATTCCGATTATAAAGATTCCATAATTCACATTTGTTCTTCATCGGAAGTGTTTGGTAAAGTTCCCAAAGATAAATTACCAATAGATGAAGAATGTAATTTTCACCCAGCATCTCCATATGCCATCTCTAAGGTTGGTACGGATTTGATTGGTAGATATTATGCAGAAGCATTTAATATGTGTGTGATGACAACGAGAATGTTTACACATACTGGTCCAAGACGAGGTGATGTATTTTCGGAATCAACATTTGCTAAACAAATTGCAATGATTGAAGCGGGAATGCAAGAACCTAAGATATATGTTGGGAATTTGGAATCACTTAGAACTTATGCCGATGTTAGAGATGCGGTTAGAGCTTACTATATGTTAGTTACAATCAATCCGATTGGTGGCGAATACTATAATATAGGTGGTACATACACTTGTAAGATTGCCGATATGTTGGATTACTTATTGAGTAAATCCACTACACAAAATATAGAAGTAGTTACAGATATTAGTAGATTAAGACCTATTGATGCTGATTTACAAATACCAAATACTAATAAATTCAAATCCCATACAGGTTGGGAAGTGGAAATTCCATTTGAAAAAACTATGGATGATTTATTAGAATATTGGAGAAATAAAATTAAATTAGGTAGAAAGTTTTTAAATAGATAATATGAGCACA